GTGGTCATCAACCACCTAATCTAGTTTATGGGAGGAATATCTTTTAGGATTTTCCAGTTTTAAACTAGATAGCAATTTTATTAGCGGTTGTCCGCTTGGAGTCTTGTAAACTCCAGCTATTACTCTTGTAAAAGAGAGTAATGGAAGATAAATTTGTTTCATTAAGGGGACGTAAATGTGACGTTAATGTACCGATAGTCATTTGATTAAAGGTTAAAACATTAATTTCGATCCATTTATAAGTCGCGCCTTCGCGATAACAAACCTAGCATTTTCATCGGAGATATAGGTATTCTCAACCGGGTTTGAAATAGAACACCGAGAGATTACCGAAACTATCGTCCCGAGATTTGTGCAGTACCTTCTCTTGTGAGGGAGAGGGTACATAGGGAAGGCTAAAGGATGTTAAATAACATTCCAGGACCTTGCGCCTAGTGATACACATTAGGTTTATGAGTGTATTGAAAAAGCTCATGAGGTGGTAGAAAGATTCGAATGAACTGTTAAATTAGTTTCAGTTAATTTGGGTTTAACTACTATACGTGTACTCCTGTTAATCTTATAAATCCAGAAAATAATTAATTATTCAAGGAGGACGTAAGGTTCTAATTTTAACTTGGGTAGATCAATAACCACTATTAAACCATCTTAGGTCAAGTCGTAGTATTCTCAAAGGATAATAAGTATTGAGGGCTAACAACCCAAACAATTTAACTTATCTAGAAACTAACCAATCATGGAGTGGGGGGTAACCCAGCCCCAGTGATTTCTTTGAATTTATTCTATTTCAAGAATGATTTGAAGATCTCAACTTATTTAAAAGGTGATGTAATGAATTACCAGAGATATATCAAGATAGATATTTTTAATTTTTCCCTCACAAAAAGTGGGAAGACGAACAGGTTCTGCACATTAGTGTAAACTTATTATGCGAAACTGGATTGAGTAATTAGGTAGCTCATGAAGGGTGTAGTAAGAGTCATGTATTAGTAGATACTCAAAAGGTTCTGCGTCTCCAAGGGAAAAGATCTTGGAATATGTGCACTATTTGGAACATTGGCAACCATTAAGTTATACATTATTATTTAACTATAATATAAGGTAAAATGGGTGGGCCGTAATGAACGTTTCTAATATCAATTTTGTTATTACCTCAAATACAAGTTGCAATAGTTTAATATTAATTTTACTATTTGTATCTATTGTTAAATCATTATAACTTTGATAATTTCAATTTTATTAATATTCGAAAGAATTTAAAATTGATTCCTTTTAATTGTTTTATTAATAGGATCTAATCCAGTAATATATAAAATATTGCTACTTAAATTACATTTAAGATTTCTATAAGTATAGTTTATGTGCAATTGGAGGTGAGAGTTTGTGCGGAAACTTGATTAATACAGATTATTCATTTTACAGTATTACTAAATACCTACTTCTTAAACTGGTCAATCACTAATTATTGTGAATATGATTATAAAACTTTCTTCTGCGTTTGGAGAAATATGGAAAACCCAAAAGGTAAAGTTGATATAGATCACTAGTTATTCTACAATGGATAAATATAGAATCTAAGATAGTATGATTCCCGAGACAAGTTAATAAGTGCCTAATTGGCACCGTACCATATGTAACTCGACAGAATAGAGGTTTAAGTAAAGTAGTAATGAATAAAATGCAAGAAACGAAGACTGAATTCCGACTGGCCGTTGTAAGTTACCATTATAATAGATCTAAGGGAATCCCCCTCTCTATTTAGTAATTTCAACCGATACACAGTGTTGAACTATAAACTTACTATATTATGAAGTTGTATATGTTAATTAATTTTATCATTTGGTAAGAAATAAACCATTTGATAAGGACGAAATGATACCAAGGATTTAATAATTATAAATAATTGGATCAGTTTTCTATTCCTTAGAGTACATATTTTTACTTCATCTTTAGGTCATATATAATTAAGTTAATATTTATATTTTGATTAAACTAAGGATTTGTTATGTTTATCATAATGATAAAAAGTAGAAAATATAATAATCTAATGATTTTGTTTAAGTTGTATGACTGACAATAGAACTGTTGTTTCTTTCATGAAACAAAGATAATTTGTCACTGTATTGATCATAATAAATACAAGTTAACGTTACAACAATTTTATTTTTAATTAACTCTTTTGCGAGTCTTAGTTTGATAAAACCTATTTGTCTCTTTTCTTGTTGTATATTACCTAATTTTTGACTACTTCTTTTACCTCATAAAGAATTGAGGACAAGTAAGTTAGCAAATACCAAGTGATTATCAATAAGGGAGATTCCTAGGTTTGTCAAAACTATCACTCTCATCTTCAATAGAGAGGGATTGAGTTCTAAAGACTCGACTTCACTGAGAAAAATTATTGGATTAATTATTATAAAATGGTCAAAATCAGGTATTACCTTTTCTATTACATATTGGGCTGAGGTCTTACGATTGACTCTGTGTGCTATTGATCCAAGACATAATTATCGTAAAAATGATAAAGTCTGAGTCAAAACTCATCGATCACGTAAGTTAAGTCTTGATAACTTTCATGGAATGCCTTGTATATTACCTCTAGGGGTGAAACTCAAGTTAGTGTCAGTGAAGAAAGGCTTAAGTACGGGTTCATTACCACGTACAGATCTACTTTTTGTTAAACTATTATTTAGTATATTATCTTGATTCCGTGCAGCTTCTCCTGATTATTCAGAAACAAAAATAAAAACTATCACCGGAGAATTTACCGGTGAAGTTTTAGAATTGGATCCGAAATTATTAAGGAAGGCACTATTATCAATGAAAATACCTATGAATGGTAAGATGTTTAAATCTAAACCATCATTACTTTTTAATTCAACAAAGGCAGGTCCTAACTCAACCATCGCTGTACTTGGAATTGGACTAGATTTAGTTGGATGAATCATGACACCAAGATCTTACATTCAGTATTGTTTAATGTGTTTATCACGTGGATATTGGATGCTTTTAAATGTCTTTGTGTTGTGCTCTGTACTCGTCTTACCCGTGGCAATTATCTATTTTATTATTAATAAAATTAATCATAAATATGGTAAACCTCTGAAAGGACGATTAGCTGTTCTTAAGGAGGCACGTGGGAAACGTCGTATCATAGGGATTACAGATTGATGGACTCAGGTTCTATTTAGACCTCTACACGATGATATTTACTCTTTCTTGACAAAGCTAAGTCAGGATGGAACTAAAGATCAATCTGCTCCAATAATTTTAATGTTAAAAGAATTGGGCATTAAATGTGTTAAAAAGAGATCAATTAATATGAACAGTCTTCAATCTATGGATCTCTCTGCTGCTACTGATAGACTTCCCGTTATATTACAAAGTCAGATTCTAAATATTCTAGGATTTGAGGGTGATTTATGACGAAACATACTTGATAGAGAATGATATCACAATGGAACCACTGTTAAATATGCAGTTGGTCAACCAATGGGAGCATACTCTTCTTTTGCTATGTTAGCATTAACTCACCACGTCATTGTTAGATATTCATCTTTACTTGCAAACTTTCCACCGAACAATTTACTTTATGCTGTACTTGGTGATGATATCGCAATGTCAAATATAAAGGTTTCTAAAGCTTATCAAGATGTCTTCAAACGATTAGGTATGGAGATTAATCCTATAAAAGGCTTCGATGGTGCAGTCCTGGAGTTCGCGAAACAATTGTGAACAATAAATGGTTATAATTTATCTCCTCTTGGGGCCAAAAACATATTACTCTTTATGAGGAACGTTGAATTTCTTCCATCTCTTCTATATGAATTACTTGTTAAGAGATTTCCAATTTTCTTGAGCGGAAAACCTAAAGATTTCCCTCTAAATGAATCGGATTATACAAAGAACCGTAATTACAGAAGATCGGCTGAAGTTTCAACTATGATTCCTCTTGTAACCCTTGAAAGCCTTGAAAACTTAGTATCATCACTTTTCTTTAACAGAAATAAAGGACGAAAAGATAAATTCCAAAAAGCATTGTCTAAACATAATATCAGCTCAGATAAAGCTCTTTCGGAAGTATCTTCTTCTCTTGATGCCTATAGATTCCTTAGGATTCGGTTACGAGTTTTAATGTCAATTGGACCCAGAAGCGGATTGTGATACACTGATCCTAAATTATCATCTTATATCTGTGGAGCCTTCTATGAAGGCTACTGGACTTCACGATTCATTCAAGGCATGGGAAAATGATCTCTTTGAACTAAGAGACAATCCCTAATGGCATGAATTAAATCGACAGACGAGGCAAGAAATAAATTCTTGTTAGATCTATTTAGAGATATTTTTAAGATAGGTAGAACATTCCGTGAGTATATATTACTTCCATTTACTTATTTACCAATTGAAAACAAATTTTCGCCCAGGTTCTCCCACTTTACAAATAGTATAGCATGAATACTTGTTGTGTTTTCGCCATCTATTTGAATCTTAGTGATTTCATTAATTAAGTTGTTAGTGAAATCTCTTACAAAGTGCTATCTTCTAGCAAGGTTAAAGTTTTTATCTGGTTCTTTTAAGATTCTTAAGTTAAGATATCTGTTTGAGGCCTACATGATCACCTTCCTTGTCATAGTACTTATATTGTCTCTTGATCCTATCATAACTCTTCAATGGGCTATCGCTACTTCTATTATTAAAAGTATTGTTAAGCATGAGAGAATCGTTAGGTATGTTCAAAAGACACTCCATAGTACTGAGGGGTATATTTATGAGCGACCATATGATCCTATTGATAGTTCTATCACAACTCTTGAGAAAGTTGCTGATAAGGTACTATTGGAGGATTCAGGTGCTTATAAACAACTCGTAAGGATGCTAAGGGGTAATCCACAATTTGAAGCCTATTACAGAAGAAAAGCTGTATCTGAATTCAAAATACCGATTGAAAAGAAAACTAATCGTAGTAATGTTAAGAAGAAAGGGACTATAAGAAAATAATAGTTCCTTATTCTTTCTCACTACCTTTATTAAACTTGACAATTGATGTGGTAATATAGAATCTTATTTTACCTTTTTATTTCAGTAAAGGGAAAGGGATCAACAGAAACCCACCCGATTATTACTGATAACAAGTTAAATTGTAAGATAAATGTCTATTTATTAGGGATTAATTTATCATGATTCATACCTTACTATATTTATCTTAATGTATATCTATAAATTATGTTATATCAATAACAATATATACATTCAGCAATATAAAAGATATATCTAGTAGTTTTTGAATTCTTTATTTTCGTTCTTAATTGTACCATTTATTTTACTTTTATCCTTATTTTATATGAGGATTTTACTTTTTATTAACAGTCCGAAATCTTTCTACTTTCTCAAAGGGAAGGTGGCTTGACACCGCAAGTAAACAGGTGATCTGTATTAATAAATTTCTCTTAAAAAGAGAGGGGGTTATACAGATTAGGAA